CTTGATCTATATCCCGGAAGGAGATGAGGGTGGCAAGTATGAACAACCTTTTGATCCTACTATGACTCTGATCAGCTCTGTGACCGATGCTTACGGCAAGGTCACTTGGAACGGTGGGGTCGTGTTCAAGAAAGGTCATTTGCGCTTACAGATGTTCTACAGTTATCACGTGGCCAGACCAGAGTATATAGTGGAACGTGAGTACGCTATGATGCCATTGCCTCGGGTTTTCCGAGGTCAACCAGCCACTTGTCCTATCAGGGTCGATCACTATGTCAAGATGTTTCAGTATGCCAAAGTTCTTCCGAATGACAAGCCTGAAAACCAATGGGGAAAGATGCGTCAGTTCATGACTGATGAACACGTGTACTTCCCTGTAGGGGACCAGGCTTGGCTCATCAAAGTCGTACTCCATGCTGCCAAGATCGTAGCGACCGCTGACCTTCAATCCAAATCTTACGACAGTCTGAAAGGTGAATTGTTCTACAAGACTATCGGACACATCATCAGATTTTCTGATAAGACTTGGAAGACTCGTTACGCGAACCGTAATAGGGCTCTCGTTAACCATAGAGATCCCGTTTACGTCTTCCCCGCCATCAATGCGATCGTCCATGATTGCAAGGTGGGCAGGGGTTACGGCATATCTTGGGAGGTAGGAACTGACCCCGGCGCAAATTTCTGGCACAAGTTCTGCAACTGGATTGATAGTTGGGCGGTCAAACTCGGTTCAAAGGCGATGGACATGTCACCGAAGATTGAAGGAGGTCTGTTACGTTTCCCTTTCCTGGCTAACACCAATTGGAATCGTCGTGTTTGGGGAGTTGAGTTTGTTCAAGCATCACAGACCAAGCATTTCTTGGAAGTCTATGAAAATAGAGTCAAAGACATCGCCACGCCGAAAGGTATTGTGGTTGAGACCCATTTGATGGATTACAAGAACAAAGACCGACCACGTCTTTTGGACAGGAGATTACCCCCGCAGGATTGGCATGTACTCAAGCCATTGCTGGGTAGTCTTGAATCTCTGCCTGAGGAGGATGAGACCGTTGAGACGAGTTCTCTCTACACTGAGACGCCTTTCGCAGACTCCGATGATACTGAGAGTTCCACTAGTTCTGAAGACTTGTCTTCTGGCAATTCCACCGTCGTTGACAGTGAGGCGGATAGTTCAGATGGGAAACCAAAGCTCTTCGATTCTCCTGAACTGAAAGTCCTCAACGTTAGACGTCATTGTAGCACTTGCTTGAGTTACGAGGCTTACGTTGCAATGGGATTGGAGAGATCGGCAACTGCTTATCATGATTATTGTGAGACTAGACATGCGTACAACAGAATCTCGCCGGAGAATGCACAGATGAGGAGGACAATGTTGGGAATCTTGGACAGGAGAGTGTTTACCAATGGATCAGAAAGAGGGCCTGCGATAGGTACTGGAAATGCGCGCGACAGAGGAAGTCGAAAATTGGATGACCAAGAGATACGCAAGCAACGAGAGGAGAGAGCAAAACAAGACGAACAACACCAGCTCGTTAGACCAGCTTACTTGACTAGCACGGTGGCTACAACGCCAGCACACGTACCGCTCAATTATGAAGAGCGCAAAGCTGATTTCGAGAAGCTGTATTCAAAGCGACCATCAATCAACTTCTTTGTGGGAAAAGCAATCCAATCCACTCTGTGGAACAACCGATACCCTACTACCACTTCGCACCGCATCGCTGAAGTGCCTTATCAAGAAGTAGTTGAATTTCCGGTTGTGGAATATCCTGCAGAGGATTGTTTGCTTGTTGCATTAGCTCAGGGCTTAGGCAAGACCACCTCGGAAGTATTTTTCCAGATGTTGTCTTTCTTCCCTCGTAGCGAACTGCACTCGCAGAATTTCTTGGCACACAAAGCTATCTGGCCAGTGGCGTTGCATTACGGAGTCAGAGTGGACGTTGTCGATGATCATGGTCTGATCACGGAGAGTTACGGAGTTCGAGACCCAAATCACAAGGTGCTTCTAAAATGGGACGGAACGCACATTGTTTGCATATCAAAACCACCGGGTTTGGCTATTGTCAAACCATTGACGCCGCCACGACTGGGAACAGCCAGTCAGCAGCGTCTAATTCAAAATCTGGGTAAATGGCCCACATTGCACTGGGTTGAGTGGCAACCAGAGCGAGAGAGAGCTGCAGAGTACGCACGGGCGCTAGAAGCAGGAACGACGGGACTTTTGTCTCAACCGATCAATATGGATCAACTCAAGGAGTGGTCTGCATCCACCGACGTACCGCCAACGACGAAGAAGTTTATGGCTGTTATCGCTGGTCAACCGGGTTGCAGAAAGTCATCAAGGCTCAAGAGAGAACTCAAACCTTTTCGAATTTTGGGCGACTTCACCGTGATCGAACCGACGAATGCGTTGGCACAGATGTGGCGAGATGGTTTGGATGCTTTGCGGGTTGTGAACGGTAGGAAGATGCCTGGTATGATGGTGACGACTTTTGAAAAAGCCTTAGCCAAGTATGCCGGCGCCAATCTCATCGTTACTGATGAGAATCGCTTCCCAAAGGGCTACATGGCCTTGTTCCACATCTTGAATCCTGACTGCCGTTTCCATATTTTCCTTGGCGATCCTTGGCAGAGCACCTGGCATGAACCGAATTCCGATTGTTTGCTGAATCGCACGGATTTGCTTGGCGAACTTGAATACTATATGAAGTACTGCAAGTATTACCTGGTTGGCACATGGCGACCTACTGCTGCTGCTAATTTCTTTGGTATTCCGACTTTTTCGAAAAAGTGGACGTCAATGCACTTTTCGAACGTCATG